GGCAGAAAGAAGAAGAGCAGGATATTAATTATGGCAAGTAAAAACGCACCATCAAGAAAAAAATCTTTAGGTTACTATAAAAAAGTAAACAAAAAAGGTGGGACCGGCAAAAAAGCTGGTGGAGGTATGACCGCTAAAGGTGTTGCTAAATATAGAAGAGATAATCCAGGCAGCAAATTAAAAACAGCAGTTACAACACCGCCATCTAAATTAAAAAAAGGTAGTAAAGCTGCTAAACGTAGAAAATCATTTTGTGCTAGATCTAAAGGATGGAAATCTGAAAGAGGTAGAGCAGCAAGAAGAAAATGGAATTGTTAATATTATGAAATCAAGAGGACTTGGCGATGATATCGCAAAATTTACAAAAGCAACAGGAATAAAGCGCATGGTCGATTCAGTATCGCAAGGATTAAATATACCTTGTGGATGTGAAGGGAGGCAAAAAGCTATGAATGCAATATTTCCATATAAATATAAAAAATAATGGCTAATTATAAATCAGGCATGAAAATGCAAATGGGTAGTAAACAAAAAAATACACCTTCAAATTTTAGTGGATCAGCTTTTAAAATGATTACAGGAGGAGATCCAATTTCTGATCTTTTTAAAAATATAGATCCTGTGAATTCATTAGGGCAAGATCAAATGGAAAACATGAATGAAGCTTATAATGAAATGAATGCTGGATATCAACCTCCTGTTCAATTAGTTTCAAAAAATACTGGAGGAGGAGACCATGAAGCTTATGCGTCTCTTGGAGCTGGTCTTAAAAATTTATTAAAACCTAAAGCACCTGAACCCGGTGAAATGGGAAGTCAAGCATATTATAGTCAACAAGAAAGAAAAGCAGACAGAAAAGTTAAAAGATTTGAAAGAGGCAAAGTTAATGTTCCATCAACTACTAAAGATAAAGACGGAAATATTATACCAAACGCATATGATAACGCTCTTGCAAACCAGAAAAAATTCAAAAACAAAAAAGGCACCCAAACAAAAGTTGGGGCAAAACTAAGAAAAATTTTTAAATAAATAATAAAAAAATGGCAAAATTTGACCCAAAAAAAGCCGATCTAAATAAAGACGGCAAATTATCAGACTACGAAAGTAACGTAGGACAAAAAAGAGCGGCTGCAATGAAAATGGGGCACTCACCTAAAAAAATGGGGCACTCCCCTATGAAAAAATACGGAGACGGCTACGCAATGAAAATGGGTAGCAAAGAAGTAAATTCACCATCTGCGTTTAATATGAAAGACGCGGATAATATAGGTGCATCACCTATGATGAATCACGAACCAGGGCATGCATATACATCTAAACAATTAGAAGATTTTTCTAATAAAGTTTATAAATTTTATGAAGGAACATTTGGTAATAGAGGTGGATATGTAAATGTAGCAGGTGGAACTGGAAAAGGACAATATAGTTACACTGAATCAGGATTACCAAAGGGTGTTTTTCAAGATTATTTAAAATCAGGAGGATCAAATAATCCTAAAGCAGCTGCTGACATTTTTAAAAGAGCTCAAAAGTATGCTGATTTTTCTAATCCCAAACAAGGATTTAAGAAAAAAGGCGGGTATGGAAGAGCATATTATAGACCAAAAGACGGGTTTACTGGTTTTGATCCACAAACTGGTAGTACAGTGAATTTTAGTGGTGCAGGAAAAGAAGGGGTTTCAAAATATAGTTCAGATTTTCAAGAGAGCATGAAAAAAGGAATTGAAGTACATAAATATGGTGTTCGTGGTAAAAATTACAAAAAGCAAAAAATGGAAATTGCTAAAGTAGGAGGAGGGCTAAAAGGAAATGTATTAACATCTTTACCAGCAGGTGTACCTAAAATGAATTTAAATAAGCCTCAGAAGTTCAAAAAACGAAAAGGTAGAAAATAATTATGTCTAAGCCAAAAAAAAAATTTGCAGAAAGTACTGTAGGTAAACTTTTATTTGGTGCGGCTTCAATAGTAAATCCAACACTTGGAAATGTACTTAAAGGAGTAACGTCACCAGGAGAAGCTATAGCTGCTATCGGTAAATCAGATACAAGCTCTGATGATAAAATTAAATTACAACAATTAATATACGAGCAGCAAAATAAAGAAATGGAAGCAATAACTTCCAGGTGGGAGGCAGATTCAAAATCAGATTCATGGCTTTCAAAAAATGTACGCCCTATGGTTTTGATATGGTGTATTGTTATATTTTCTTTTGCAGGTATATTAGATAGTGTTGAGAGTATTCCGTTTACCATACATGATAATTGGAACGACACATTTGAAAAAGTTATGATGGCTGTTGTTCTTGCATATTTTGGTGGGCGTAGTGGAGAAAAGGTTACAAGTATATTTAAAAAATAAATTAAATGCCAAGAATAAAAGATATAATAACTGATATTTCTTTATCGGCTAATGATAAATTATTAGGTACTGATGTTTCGGGAGTAACAAGAAACTATACTTTATCAGATATAGCTAGTTTTGGTAATTTGGGTGCAACAGGTTTTCAATCTGTAACGCATTCAAGTAATTCTCATGCTATAGATTTAAGTACAACCGCTAATAATTATACTGTAACCGCACAAAATGCTACAAATTCAATAACATTTGAAAATCTTAGTGAAAATGTTGTTGGAAAAACAGGTACAATAGTAATAACTAATCCTTCAAGCGTTGGCTCTTTAGCTTGGTCAGCTTTTGCCACCAGCGTTTATACTCCAGGGGGAGGAGCAATAAGTTTTGATACTACTGCAGATAAAATAGCTGTTTTAAATTATTTTGTAGCAACTGTAAATATAGTATTAGTAAATTATGTAGGTAATTTCGGCGCTTATCCTCAACCTTAAATTTTAGTTAAATGAGATGGCTTTGGAACAGAATAGATTTTTGGAATACCGCTACATCAAGAACAACTAGCAGAAATACAACAAAAACTACGGCTGAATCGAGGAGCACTACTACTGCATACAATACAACAACCAATACTACTACAACGTTTAACACTAGTACTAATACAACAACTACATTTAATACTAGCACAAGTACTGTAACAGAATATAATACATCTAAAAGTACAACTACTACATTTAGCACTAGCAAAAATACAACTACAACATATAATACTACTACAAGCACTGTATTTAATACTAGCACATCAACCACAACTACATTTAATACAAGTACTGCTACAAATACTATATTTAATACAAGTACCAACACCACTACAACATTCAATACAAGTACTAGTACCACAACAACTTTTGCTACTACTAGATCAACTACAACTACGTTTAGTACAACCCGAAGCACTACTACAACATATAATACCACTAGATCAACAAGTACTGCTTATGAAACTACAAGAAGCACTACTACAGAATATAATACAACTAGAGCAACTACAACTGTATATTCTACAAACAGGGCCACTAGTACAGTATATAATACTTCAACGTCGACTACAACTACTTTTAATACATCTACAATAACAATTAAAAGTACCACGACTACATTCAATACATCTACAGCTACAACAACTGTGTATAACACAAGCACAAACACTATTACAAGTTTTGGTACAACTGTTCCAACAAGTGTAAGTACATCAACTACTATTAGCACAAGTAGATTGACTAGCACTGCTTATGAAACAACTAAATCAACTACTACCACGTTTAATACATCTACAGCAACTACAACAACTTTTAATACTAGTACTGTTACAGCTTTTAATACCACAAGAACAACAACATTTGCTACAACATTATCAACTAACACAACGTTTTCAACAAGCAGAAGTACTACAACCGCTTATACTACAACCTTTTCAACTAGTAGAAGCACAAACAAAAGTACAACTACTACTTTTAATACAAGTACTACAACAACCTTTAATACCAGTACAAATACTACAACAACGTATAATACATCTACTGTAACTTCAAAAAGTACTACAACTCAATTTAGTACTAATAAGTCTACTACAACTACATTCAATACGTCTACAGCAACTACGACTACATTCAATACGTCTACTGTTACTAGCAAGTCTACAACTACGACTTTTAATACCACAACAGCCACAACTACGACTTTTAATACAAGCACTAATACTGTATTTAATACAACAACAACATTTAATACAAGTACTGCAACCATAGAAAGTAGAAGTACAACTACAGAATATACTACTTCAACAACTTTCAATACTACGACCGCAACTACGACAACATTTAATACAAGTACGGTAACTAGTAAAAGTACTACAACGACATTTAGTACAAATAAAAATACAACAGAGTCTAGAAATACAACTACCACATACACTACAAGTACTACATATAATACTAGTAAGTCAACAACAACAGCTTATACTACAACTTTTGCAACGTCAAGAAGCACAACTACAACATTTAGTACAAACAAAAATACAACTGAAAGCAGAAGTACAACAACGGTTTACACAACAAGTACAACTTATAACACCAGTAAGTCAACAACAACAGTATATAATACTAGCACCACTACTACATATAACACTAGTAGAACAACTACGTTTTCAACGTCTAGAAGTACAACAACTACTTTCAATACTAGTAAATCAACAACTACAACATATACAACGAGTGTTGTTACAACAAGAACAACTACTTTTGGTACAAGTAGAAATACCACTACAACGTTTAACACAGTAACCGCTTACAATACTACAACTACTTATAATACTAGTAAATCAACAAGTACTGCGTTTAATACAACAACAGCTTATAATACCACAACAACTTATAACACGTCAAGAAGTACAGCAGAAAGTCGAAGCACCGGAACATCTAGGAGCACATCAACTGCTTTCAATACAACTACTGCTTATAATACAACCACAACTTATAATACAAGTAAATCAACAGGTGAGAGCAGAAGTACTGGAACATCTAGAAACACTTCTACAGCATTTAATACAACAACAGCATATAACACAACAACCACATACAATACTTCTAAGTCAACAGGAGAAAGTAGAAATACTAGTACAGCTTATAATACAACTACTACGTATAACACAAGTAAAAGTACAGGAGAGAGTAGAAGTACATCAACAGCTTACAATACACTTACTCTTGTAAGCACAAGTAAGTCAACTACAACTGTATATTCTACAGCGGCTTCGCTTACATCATTTACTTCAACATTGAATAGTAACTTTAACTTTGTATGTGATGAATTTATGAATCAAACTTATTATGGTAATAATGTATCTAGTGGATTACCACAAGTAAGTTCAAATGTTTATAGTAATTCTGGCGGTACAAGCGCATTAAGTTCTGGTTATTATGGTGCCATGAATGTTAGTGGATTTTCTGCTACTCACTATTTCCAAATTGGTGCTGGCGGTGTTGTTACAAGTTTAAATCAATGTTCTGGTGGATTTGGCGGACCTTCTGATATAAGTTTAAAACAAAATATTAGATACATGTATAAATCACCAAGTGGATTAAACGTGTACTCGTTTGAATATAAAGATGAATCGTTTGGTAAAGGACTACATCAAGGTGTTATGGCACATGAAGTTGAACATATTGATGGTGCGGTAATTAATTTCAGAGGTACTAAATGGGTTAATTATAATAAAATAGATGTAGAATTTAAACAAATATAATATGGAAACTTATTTTGATGAAAACTTAATAGCCGCACATAATGGAACAAATTTTGTTGTAGAAAAAGAAACTAAATACAAAAATGCAGAAGAAACTTATACTATGTCTATATTTAAATATAAAGCTGATGTATGGCATAGTAGATATAATCACGAAACGCCTTCTGCAAAATATTTAGGAGATTGTGCCTCATGTGGGTGGAATGAAAATACTTATGATGGAGTTACATGGGGTAATGTATTATATTTAGGTTTATATTTAGGATGTACTCCAGAATATATATATCAAAATAAATCAGCAACCTCTATAGATGTTATTGAAGAAGATCAAGAAATAATAGATTATGTTACATGGATTAATAATAATATTAATGTTATTCAACATAATGAATGGTCGTATACACCGAATAAACAATACGACGTAATTTTAGCTGACTTATGGGCTATGCCACAAGATGTAACTCAAGACCATAAATCATTGTTATTAAATAATTATAGTAATCATTTAAAAAGCGGTGGTAAAATAATATTACCACAATCACAAGAAATATTAAATTAAAATGCCTAATACAAGTAGAAGTACAACAACAGTATACAATACCGCCAGGGCAACTGGCACGAGTAGAAATACAACGACAGCGTATAGTACTACTACTACGTATAATACTTCTAAGTCTACTGGTGAGAGTCGTAATACAGCAACGGCATACAATACTACTACTACATATAATACAAGTAAGAGCACGGGTGAAAGCAGATCAACTGGAACAAGCAGAAATACCGGGACAAGTTTTAATACTACGACTGCATATAACACTACAACAACGTATAACACATCTAAATCTACAGGTGAAAGTAGATCAACAGGCACTTCTAGAAATACAACTACTTCTTTTAATACTACAACGGCTTATAGTACTACAACTACATTTAATACTTCAAAAACTACAGGTGAGAGTAGATCAACCGGTACATCTAGGAATACTACAACTACATTTAACACTTCAAAAACAACAGCAGAAAGTAGGAATACATCAACATCTAGAAATACAAGTACCGCATTTAATACTAGTACAGCAACAACATATACGTCGTTTTTTTCTACGTCAAGAAGCACAACAACAACGTATAATACATCAAAGTCTACCACGACTACATTTAATACTAGCACAACCACTACGTATAATACAAGCAGGACTACAACAGTTTCTACATCAAAGTCTACAACTACAACATTTAATACGAGTAGAAACACTACTGAGTCTAGGTCAACTACAACCACTTATACTACAAACACAGTATATAATACGTCTACCGCTACAACAACAGCGTTTAACACTTCAACTGTAACTACTAAAAGTACAACCACTACTTTTAATACGAGTAGAAATACTACTGAATCAAGAAGCACATCAACTGTATATACAACTAATACAGTATATAATACTTCTACATCAACAACAACAGCTTATACAACTACGTTCTCAACAACTAGGAGTACTAATACAACGTTTTCAACATCTAAAAATACACTTGAAACAAGAAGTACTACAACAGCCTATTCTACTACCACTACGTATAATACAAGTACAGCTACGTCAACTAATAGAAGTACAACAATTTCAACGACTAGATCTACCAATACTACATTTAGCACAAGTAGAAGTACTACAACTAGTTTTACAACTACATTCAGTACAAGTAAAAATACTACAACTAGTTTTAGCACTAGCAGAAGCACAACAACAACATATAACACTAGTACATCTACGACAACTGCATATACAACTACTTTTGAAACTAATAAAAATACAGCTACTTCTTTTGCAACAACAAGAAGTACACAATTGCAAGAAACAGATAAAAGTACAACAACAGTATATACAACAACATTTAATACAAGTACTATAACATCTAAGTCTACAACGACAACTTTTAACACTACTACTGCAACAACTACAACGTTTAATACGAGTACTACTACTACGTATAATACGAGTACTGCTACATCTGTATCTACATCTAGAAATACAACGACTACTTTTGAAACGAGTAAAAGTACTACAACACAATATAATACTAGTACAAATACTACAACGACTTTTAATACGTCAACTAATACAATAACTGTTTATAATACAACAACAGCAACTACAAAGTCAACAACCACTGCTTATACTACAAGTAAAAGTACTACAACAACTTTTGCTACAACAAGAAGTACAAATACAGAATATACAACTACTTTTGAAACAACAAGGTCAACAAGTACTGTTTATAATACAAGTACAAATACAACAACTGTATTTAATACTAGTACAAGTACAACAACAACTTTTAACACTAGTACAGCTACTGTTACTACATTTAATACAAGTACAAATACAACTACAGAGTATAATACAACTACTGCAACAGTTACAACTTTTAATACTAGTACGACTACAACAACAACGTTTAACACTTCAACAACAACAACAACAACTTATAACACAACAAGAAGTACAACAACAGAGTTTAGTACAAATAGAAATACAACAACAACGTACAATACAAGTAAAAGCACAACTACGGTTTATGAAACATCTATAACAACAGCTTTTAATACTAGTACAAGCACAGTCACTACGTTTAATACGAGTACGACGACTACGACAACATTTAACACAAGCACGTCAACAGTTACTACATTTAGTACATCTAAAGCAACATCAACAAATTATAATACTAGTACAAGTACAGTAACTACTTTTAGCACAAGTAAAAGCACCACAACAGTGTATAATACAGTAACAACTTATACAACTAGCTTTACTACGACGTTTAATACTATAACAACTTGGTATGATCCGTCAACAACAGCTAATCAACCGGGTACAAGGGTGAATCACCCAAGAAGTTAGTATTACATAAAAGCATGTAATAAATATAATATACAAAATTTAAATTTAATTTTATGGAAATGTTTAATAAAAAGGAGCTAGATAAAAGAATAGGTCCTTTAAAAAAAGATCGTAAATTATATAACTTAGAACAAGTTGAAGGTTATGTAATTAGAAAAGCTAGCGAAAGAAATTTAGAGTCTAGTTACGATGTTATGGCAGAAGAAATGCCTTACTTTAAAACACTTGCATATACTGAATATGCTGGTTGTTTTTACTTACAACCATTAAACTATAAATTAAGAAACGAACAAATGATAGACGCTGCTAAACCTAGCAGTGAAGAAATTGTTGATTACTCTTCTTGGTTAATTAATAGAGTTGTAGATAACAATGCTAATAAGTATAGTGATAGAGATGAAGAGGCTTTTAAAAAATACGAGCCTAAAGATTACTTAGTAGTTTTACCGGGGTCTAACAAGGTTAGAGAAAATGTATGTTTAAATAGATTAAAACATATAAGAAATAAACACGGTAATAATGTATATTTTAAACCTCACCCAATTACAACACATCAAATAATAGGTGAATTAAAAGATTTTTTTGGCGAAGATAATATACTACCAAGAAATATAAATATGTATTATTATTTACAAAAAGCTAAAGGTGTTTATACAACACATATTAGCGAAAGCTGTGTATATAGCGTTGTTATGAATAAGCATACTGAACCAATAGATGTATGGAATAATATACAAAGAGGTTCATTTTATTGTATTAATAATCATTTATTATATAATCAAAATAACGCTAAAGATTATGTTAATAAAACATTTTCAAATTACAAATCAGGTATTATTAATCCTGAAATAGATATAAATTGGCAAGAAAAAGTTGATAAGTATATAGATTACATATACGATAAAAGAGAAAAATATAAAGGGTGGTTTGTAGATGCAGCACCTAAAAGAAAATAATTAAATTAAATATTATGGCAAAAAAAGTAACCAAAAACGAATTAGAACAAATACAAAAATTTGTTTCACAAATAAATAACGGAACCAGAGACTTAGGTCAATTAGAAATTCAAAAGCATGGAGTATTACACGCTTTAAGTCAAATTCAAAACGACCTATCTGTATTCCAAAATGAATTAAAAGAAAAGTACGGTGACGTAAAAGTAAATTTACAAACTGGAAAATTAGAAAGTAATATAGTTGAATAACATGTCACTCGTAAGAAAAATAAGTATAGGCAGAGATTACAAAAATGATGCAATGCACTATTCTGTAGGTCAAGAAGTTTATGGAAATCATATCATATGCGATATAGTTGAAAGCAAAAGTAAGTTTTCAATATTTATAAAAAAGGAAGGAAATGTTTTACCATGGAAAGACTTTAACAAAAATATGGCTATAGCTGTAGAATATAATTTAGAATATTAATGCAAAGCATTTTTGATTTTATAATCAAACCTAAAAATAAAAGATATAACAATACAAAACAAATTGATGGATCAGAGCTTCTGTTAAATTCAGAAATTTCTAATCATCAGTATGTTAGCAGAAACGGTATTGTATTAGGGTTACCAAAAGCCGAAAAAACAAATATAAAAATAGGTGATGAAGTTATTGTTCATCATAATGTTTTTAGAAGATGGTATGATGTAAGAGGCGTTGAAAAAAATGGTAGAGCTTATTATAAAGAAAATAAATACTTTGTAAGACCCGATCAAATATTTTTATATAAACAAAATAATAAATGGATAACTCCTGATGGTTATTGTTTTGTTAAACCAATTGTATCTAATAATGTATTATTAAATGAAAAAGAAATACCTTTGAGAGGTATTATAAAATACGTTGATAAAAATCTTAAAGATATACATAAAGAAGATTTAGTTGGATTTACACCCAGTAGTGAATACGAATTTATTATTGATGGTGAAAGATTATATAGAGTACCAACTAATTCAATATCTATTAAGTATGAACGTCAAGGAAACGAAAAAGAATATAATCCAAGCTGGGCAGCAAGCAGTTGAAGAATTAATTAAAGTTGCAAAAGAACCTATTGTTGATTCAGAAGAAGATGTTGCGGCAGATAGATTAAAAAATGCGGCTGCTACTAAAAAGTTAGCAATATTTGATGCATTTGAAATACTAAGTCGTATTGAAGAAGAAAAAGCTTTATTAGAAAATAAACCTTTAGATAACAAAATAGAATCTTTTAAAGGATTTGCAGAAAGAAGATCTAAGTAATGTATAAACAATCATTATATAGTATTATAGAGCCTATAAAAATAAACACAATTAAACGGCTTAATAAAGCAAAAAAGTGGAAATACGGTTATAATAAAGAAAATGACGTTATTGTAATTAGTAAGACTGGGCAGATAGGTGAGGTGTATAGCATACAAAATTTAAAAATAGCTTTACCACCAAAACCAAAAGATCTTAAAAAAGAAGATAATAAGTGGGTAAAAAAAGAATATCCTAAAGAGTTAGATAGAATAAAAACTATATTTGATTGGAAAGATTTACCTGCTGACTTTAAAAATAAGTGGCATGTTTATATTGATACAGAATTTACCAAACGTGAGGAAGGCCATTGGTTTTACAACAAGGGTGTTCCTACTTACATTACTGGCACTCATTACATGTACTTGCAGTGGACTAAAATCGACGTGGGCGCTCCAGACTACAGGGAAGCAAATAGACTTTTCTACTTATTCTGGGAGGCTTGCAAAGCTGACGTACGATCCTATGGAATGTGTTACCTCAAGAATAGGCGTTCTGGATTTTCATTTATGGCATCCAGCGAGGCAGTCAATATGGCAACCATATCCTCTGACTCTAGGTTCGGTATATTATCAAAGTCCGGTGCTGATGCTAAAAAGATGTTCACAGACAAGGTGGTACCAATATCCATTAATTACCCGTTCTTTTTTAAACCCATACAAGACGGTATGGATCGTCCGAAAACCGAGTTGGCCTACCGTGTACCCGCAAGTAAATTTACCAGACGTAAAATACTCTCGAACGAAAGGACCGCGGAGCTCGCGGGTTTGGACACCACCATCGACTGGAAAAACACGGGTGATAACTCCTACGACGGTGAAAAACTTTCCCTCCTTGTCCACGACGAAGCCGGCAAATGGGAGAGGCCCGAGAACATCCTCAACAACTGGAGAGTCACGAAAACCACGTTAAGATTAGGTAGTAGAGTAATAGGAAAATGTATGATGGGTTCAACAAGTAACTCATTAGACAAAGGAGGTGAAAACTTTAAAAAACTATATAATGATTCAGACGTTACAAAAAGAAACCGCAATGGACAGACTCGCTCGGGATTATATAGTTTGTTCATACCTATGGAATGGAACTTCGAGGGATTCATTGATTCTTATGGATTACCTGTATTCGAAACACCTAAAGAAGAGGTCAAAGATAATTACGACCAGTACATTGATGTCGGTGTTATCGAACACTGGGAAAACGAAGTTGCAGGGTTAAAAGGAGATCAAGACGGATTAAATGAATTTTATAGACAATTTCCAAGAACAGAAGAGCATGCGTTTAGAGACGAAACTAAAAATAGTATATTTAATCTTGCTAAGATTTACGAACAGATTGATTATAATGAAGAAGCTAGATATGATGCTGTTATTACTCGTGGAAGTTTTCAATGGCAAAACGGAATTAAAGATACCCAAGTACAATTTGTACCTAATTTAAATGGTAGATTTAATGTTAGCTGGGTTTTACCTAGTAACTTGCAAAATAGAATAATAACAAAAAATGGAATTAAATATCCTGGCAATGATCATATTGGAGCTTTTGGTTGTGATAGTTATGATATATCCGGTACAACAGATGGTAAAGGATCTAAAGGTGCTTTACATGGTCTTACAAAATTTAGTATGGAAGAAGCTCCTGCTAATAAGTTTTTTTTAGAATATATAGCTAGGCCAGCTACGGCTGAAATGTTTTTTGAAGATGTGTTAATGGCATTAGTATTTTATGGTATGCCTTTATTATGTGAAAATAATAAACCTAGATTGTTATATTATTTAAAACGAAGAGGCTATAGAGGTTATTCAATGAATAGACCTGATAAAGTTTGGAACAAATTATCTGTTGCTGAAAAAGAAATAGGTGGTATACCAAACTCAAGTGAAGATATAAGGCAAGCACACGCTGCTGCAATTGAAACTTATATTAGTAATTATGTAGGTGTTAAACCTACTGGGGACTACGGGGATATATATTTTAATACTACATTAACAGACTGGGCTAAGTTTGATATAAATAAAAGAACAAAATTTGATGCGGCTATTAGTTCAGGTTTAGCTATTATGGCTTGCAATAAAAATTTATATACCCCAAGACCACAAATAGAATTACAAGATAAAGTTAATTTTAGCTTTGCTAAATATAACAATAAAGGAAATTTTTCAAAAATAATACAATAAATGGCACAAACATTTAAACATGGTATTTTTCCTAGTCAGGCTGTTCCTGATGTTGAGAAAGCAGATTCCAAATATGGAATGCAGGTAGCTAAAGCTATAGAAGCTGAATGGTTTAAAAAAGATTCAGGAAGTACTAGATATTTTGCTAACAGAGATAATTTTCATAGACTAAGATTATATGCTAGGGGAGAACAAAGTATACAAAAATATAAAGATGAATTATCTATTAATGGAGATTTATCTTATTTAAACTTAGATTGGAAACCAGTACCTATCGTACCTAAGTTTGTAGATATAGTTGTTAATGGTATTTCTAATAGGACTTATGATTTAAAAGCATATTCTGTTGACCCTGTAGCCACTAAAAGAAGAACAGAGTTTGTAGAAAATTTATTAAACGATATGTATGCTTCTGACTTTGCAAATAAAATACAGCAAAGCTTAGGGGTAAATACTTTTTTTAATGAACAACAAAATATACCAGATGACGAAGAAGAATTGCAAGTACATATGCAATTAAGTTATAAACAAAGTATAGAAATTGCACAAGAGCAAGCAATAAACAATGTGTTTAGTTTAAATAAATATGATTTATTAAAAAGAAGAGTAGATTATGATATAGCTGTTGTTGGAATGGGCGCAGTAAAAAATTCATTTAATACAGCTGAAGGCATAAAATTAGAATATGTTGATCCTGCAAATTTAGTTTATTCATATTCGGAGTCTCCATATTTTGATGATTTGTATTATGTAGGTGAAATAAAAACAATAAGTGTTGTTGAACTTAAAAAACAATATCCTTATCTTACTGAAGAAGATATAAAACAAATAGAAGGTAGAGGCTCAGATACAAGATTACATAATAAATCTTATAGCGCTGAAAGTCAGGATAAAAATTTTGTTAATATATTATATTTTGAATATAAAACATTTGAAAATCAAGTTTATAAAATTAAACAAACATCAACGGGCGCAGAAAAAGCTATAGAAAAAACAGATCAGTTTAATCCACCTAAAGATGCAAGGTCTAGATTTGAAAAAGTAAATAGATCAATAGAAGTATTATATGAAGGGGCAAAAATAGTAGGGCATGAAAATTTATTAGAATGGAAAAAATGTATTAACATGACCCGTCCTAAAGCTGATATAACAAAAGTACAAATGAGTTACAATATTGTAGCTCCTAGAATTTATAAAGGTAAGCCTGAATCTTTAGTTAGCAGAATGACTACATTCGCTGATATGATTCAAATAACGCATCTAAAATTACAACAAGTACTATCTAGGCTTGTCCCCGATGGGGTATTCTTGGATGCGGACGGCATTGCTGAAGTGGATTTAGGTAATGGAACAAATTATAATCCGCAAGAAGCGTTGAATATGTATTTTCAAACTGGTAGTGTTATTGGTAGATCAATGACACAAGACGGTGAGTTTAATAATGGTAGAATACCTATTCAAGAATTAAGAGCATCAGGTGGTAATACAAAAATTGCAAGTTTAATACAATCTTACAATTACTATTTACAAATGATGCGTGACGTAACTGGATTAAATGAGGCAAGAGATGGTAGTATGCCAGATCAAAAATCATTAGTTGGTTTACAAAAATTAGCAGCAGCTAATAGTAATACTGCTACAAGGCATATATTACAAGGAGGATTATATCTTACATTAAAAACTGCTGAGGCGGTATCACTTAGAGTCTCAGATGTTTTGGAGTTTTCAAATACTAAAAGATCTTTTATTCAATCATTAGGTAGGTTTAATATTGGTGCGATGGAAGAATTGTATAGTTTGCATTTGCATGATTTTGGAATATTTTTAGAATTAACACCTGATGATGAAGAAAAACAATTGCTTGAAAATAATATTCAAATGGCAATCACTCAAAAACAAATTGAACTTGAAGATGCTATAGATGTTCGTGAAATTAAAAATTTAAAGTTAGCTAATCAGTTATTGAAATTACGAAGAAAAAGAAAAGAACAAAGAGATCGAGCTCAACAGTTAGAAAACATTCAAGCACAATCACAAGCTAATGCCCAATCAGCCCAAGCATCCGCTCAAGCTGACATGCAGAAACAATCTGCTATTACAGAAAGTAAAGTTCAATTAGCTAATGCTCAAAAAACATTTGATATAGAAAAACTTGAAAGAGAAGCTGCAATTAAAAAAGAATTAATGCAATTTGAATTTCAATTAAACATGCAGCTTAAACAAACTGAATCAGATGTAATTAAAAATAAAGAAAAGTATAAAGAAGATAGGAAAGATGACAGGACAAAAATACAAGCTAGTCAACAAAGTGAATTAATAGAACAAAGAAAAAACAATACACCACCTAAAGATTTTGAATCGGCTGGCTTTGATACCTTGGGTGGATTTGGTTTAGAACAATTTGAACCAAGATAACCTTTAAAAATAATAACTATGGGAATGAGAGGCAAAGACTTTCCGGAAAACGTTGTAGGATCTGTTTTTACAACCGCAAGTAGCGACGCTATAATTCCACCTACAAATCATATATTTGTTGCATTTACTGTTTTAGCAGCAGCAACATTTGATGCAAGTGGGGGTTTAATAGCAGAATCAGCAACTCAGTTTGCTAATACTCAAGACGCAGCTAACGATTTAGCCGCAGGATCTGAAACAAATAATGAAGGATCAGGTGGTGTACAAGTTACAAATTCAAATGCGTCATTTCCTGCAGGAGTAACTATTCACGGTAGATATACCGAAATAGATATAGCAGGAGGAAGCATTATTGCATATTATGCAAGAAAGTAAATAATTTTAAATAATCATATAATATTTTATCATGGCAGAAGAAGTAAAAGTAACAGCCGTAGAGGCTGAGCCAAAAACAATGGCTGAAAAAGAAGAAACGGTGGCAGAGAATGCCGGTATGCCCATCGACAAAGACGGTGTATATAAATTAGATCTCAATAAGTTTAACCAAGAAAACAAACAAGAAGATGCCGTTCAAGAGCAAAGCACAGATGAGGTTCCTGTACAAGATGCACCCGCAGATAGCGAAGAAGTGGTCGAAGAAGTACAAGCAGAAACAAAAGAGCCTGCCGGAAAGAGCGATGCAGATGTGCAAGAAACACCGATAATAGAAGAAATAACCAATGAAACCAATGAAACAGATACAACTAACGAGACAGGAGTGGATGGAAGCGTTGAAGCTACCGACTCCTCACCGGAACAAAAAGAAGTATTACCGGAAAAAGAAACACAAGAACCAGTAGATCTACCTGAAAATATACAAGATGTTGTAAAATTTATGGAAGAAACTGGTGGGACACTAGAAGACTACGTTAAATTAAACGCGGATTATTCTAGCACAGATGACAATACTCTTTTGGTTGAGTATTATAAAAAAACCAAACCACATTTAAGTTATGACGAAATTGCTTTTTTAATGGAAGATAAATTTTCTATTGATGAAGAATTAGACACAGACAGAGATGTAAAAAGAAAAAAATTAGCTCTTAAGGAAGAGGTTGCAAATGCCAAAAACTTTTTGACATCGCAAAAGGATCAATATTACAAGGAAGTCAAGTTGGGTTCTAAGTTAGCTCCTGAGCAGCAAAAAGCTATTGATTTTTTCAATCGATATTCTGACGAGCAAAAATCAGCTGAAGAATTATTGCAGAAGCAAACATCACATTACAACAGTGAAACTAACAAAGTTTTTAATAGTGAATTTAAAGGTTTTAACTTCAAAGTAGGGGACAAAAGATACAGGTTCAACGTTAGTGATGTAAATAAAGTAAAAGAAAACCAAAGTGATTTATTAAATGTTTTTAATAAGTATGTTACAGAAGATAAACTTCTTACTAACGCACAGGATTTCCATAGATCTTTATTTGCTGCTTCAAATCCAGACGCTATAGCTAATCATTTTTATGATCAAGGCAAAGCCGACGCTATAAAACAAATGACTGCAGAAGCTAAGAACATTAATATGGATCCTAGAAAAACTGCAGACGGTGTTGTTGAAGCCGGCGGAGTTAAGGTTAAAGCGCTAACTGGAGATAATAGTTCCAAGCTAAAGTTAAAACTCAAAAACTATTAAAACAATTAAAAAATGGCAAATGTATCATTTTCGTTACCTAGTGAATTAACTCCTTATGCGAGTAAAGTTGCTAGTTATTCGAATTATTTAAACTTTCACTCTGGTGATGGAACTCCTGTAACTGACTGGGCACAACAGTATTTACCTGAGCTTTATAACCAAGAAGTAGAGAGATATGGAAACAGATCTATATCATCGTTTTTAAGAATGGTAGGTGCTGAAATGCCTATGGCATCTGATCAAGTTATTTGGTCTGAGCAAGGTAGATTACACTTAGCATACGAAGGCGCTTCTGTTACTGACGCAGGTGTTATCACTATCGCAAGTAGTGGTACTCACGCAGTAAGAAAAGGTCAAACGATCGTATTATCTGATAACCAAGCATCTCCTACAATTATTAAAGCGTATGTATCTGCAGTCGCGGATGACAATACTACGTTAACTGTATTACCTTATGTAGGTGGTGCAACTGTTGGAGCTGTATCAGGATTTGACACAGCAACTGACAGCGGATCAAACACATGTTCGTTCTTCGTTTATGGTTCTGAATTCAAAAAAGGCGATAGCGCTATGGTTGGTGCTGTTAAACCTGAATTTGAATCTTTCACAAATAAGCCAATTATTTTGAAAGACAAATTTGAAGTATTCGGTTCTGACGCTGCACAAATTGGCTGGGTAGAAGTATCTGGTGAAGCTGGGCAAGGTGGTTACTTATGGTATTTAAAAGCTGAAGGTGACACAAGAGTAAGATTTGAAGATTATTTAGAAACAGCTTTAGTTGAAGCAGTTAAAGGTGACAGTAACAGTACAATTGATACTGAAATGGGTGGCTCTAATGGAGACCCTATCGGTACAGAAGGTTTATTTTCAGCAATTGAAAGTAGAGGTATTGTAGCAACTGGTGCTTATGACGCAATCAATGATGTTATTTCTGACTTTGATTTAATTCTTAAAGAATTAGACAAACAAGGATCTATTGAAGAAAATATGTTATTCTTAGATAGAGACTCAAACTTAAAAGTTGATGATGCTCTTGGTGCGGTTAACGCAGCAAACGCAGGTCAATCATCTTTTGGTGTATTTGAAAACTCAGAAGATATGGCGTTAAATTTAGGTTTCAACGGATTTAGAAGAGGTTCTTATGACTTCTATAAAACTGATTGGAAATATCTTAACAACAAATCTACAAGAGGATTATTCAATGACATTAAAGGTGTGATGGTACCAGCTGGAACATCTTCAGTATATGATCAAGTTCTTGGAAACAACATTAGAAGACCTTTCTTACACGTAAGATATAGAGCTTCTGAAGCTGATGACAGAAGAATGAAATCATGGATTACAGGTTCTGTTGGTGGAGCTGCTACATCTGGCGATGATAAAATGGAAGTACATTATTTATCAGAAAGATGTTTAGTAACTCAAGCTGCTAACAACTTCGTATTATTCAAGTAAGATTACTTTAAAAGTGTTGGGCGCTTCGGCGCTCAGCCTTTTATTTAACATTTTTATTATATTATATTATGGCAAAAAAACAAAAAGCAGAGGTGGCTGTTGAGGAACCTGTAATGGTTGCACCACTAGAACAAAAAGAAAAACCTAAGAAAAAAAATACTTGGGAATACAAAGATAGACAATATTATTTATTAAGTCAAAAATCACCTGTTGTATTTATTTTAAAATCAAAAGGTATAATGTGGTTTGATGAAAACGCAGGATTTGAAAGAGAAATCAAATACACGTTAAATCAAAAAACGCCTTTTGTTGATGAATTCAAAGGCGATTCAAGATTAGATCACATTATTTTTAGAGATGGTGTTATAAATGTACCGAAAGAAAGAGTTGTTTTACAACAAATACTTTCAATATATCATCCTGATTTAAATAAAAGATATGCTGAAGTTGATAATGAAGCAGCAGCAAAATCTGATTTAGATGAATTAAATTTAGAGTTTGAAGCAATGGAAGCTGCAATGTCAATTGAAATTGATCATGCTGAAGCTATAGTAAGAACAGAAAGAGGTGGTGCGGTTAGTAAAATGAGTTCTCAAGAAATAAAAAGAGACTTATTTTTAATGGCTAAACAACAACCTGAATTGTTTTTAGAATTAGCAAATGATGAAAATATCAATATTAGAAATATGGGTATTAAAGCAGTTGAAATGGGATTAATGAAACTTTCTAGTGATCAAAGAACATTCATGTGGGCATCGAACAATAGAAAATTATTTACAGTTCCATTTGACGAAAATCCATATTCAGCTTTAACATCATGGTTTAAAACTGACGAAGGAGTTGAAGTCTATCAAGTAATAGAAAAGAAACTTAAATAGTTGCTTATAGTGGTTGAGCCGCAGTAAGCGGCTTAATCATTATATAAAAAAACATTATGGCAATATCAGTTGATACAGTATATAAAACAGTATTATCAATATTAAATAAAGAATCAAGAGGTTTTTTAACACCAGACGAATTTGAAAGGATAGGTTCACAAGTTCAACTTGATATACTAGATCAAAATTTTCATGACTATAACAAAGCAGTTGTAAAAGCATCTGCTGGAAGAGCTGTAGAAGATTATGGCAATATACCTGAAAAAATTCAACATAAAATTGATCCGTTTTTTAAACAAGACGACATAACCTTAACAAACGGTATTGGAACTTTACCTACCGATGTATACAAAACTATAAATATTAGTATAACTAATAAAACTATTCAATTAGAAAAAGTAAACAAAAGTAAATTATCATATTTACTATCTTCACCTTTAACAAAACCTACTACATCATTTCCTGTATATTATCAGAGAGCAACAGATATTATTGTTGAGCCTGCTTTATCAGATGGTAGTTGGTCATTAGGTAATTTACTTATTGAATATATAAAAACACCAGCTGATGTAAACTGGAATAATACTGTAGGTTCAAGCGGTCAATTAACGTATAACGCAAGTAGCTCAGTAGATTTTACACTACATGACTCTGATAGAGTACAACTAATACTAGGTATATTAAAATATGCTGGATTAGTAATAGAAGATCCTGCGGTAATACAAGCCGCAAGCGGTGAAGAATCTAAATTAATACAATTAGAACAATAATAGATGGGACTTATAACACAAACACAAGAAGCTTATTATAACAGGACCCAAACCTTTACAGGTGATGGTTCAGATAGAACGTTCGATTTATTAACTAGTTCATTTACAACATTACCTACAGCTGCAACACAATTTCAAATAGCTGTAAATGGTAAATTAATAAATACAGCTAATTATAGTTACAGTTCGCCAACAATAACATTTTCAGGGAATACAAACAATACAGATGTATTAGAATCAAACGGAGCACCTAAAACAGGTTTAAGTATAGTTGTAACACAAACTGATAAAGCAGAAAAACACGGACAATATAGGTATATATCATTAACAGATATTATAAGTAACTATATGATAGCTTTTGTAGGCGAAGGCAAATTAATACCAACATGTAAAAGAACAGATATTTTATTTCATGCTAAAAGAGGTATACAAGAATTTAGCTACGATGTTTCAAGAGTTGAAAAAATACAAGAAGTTGAAGTTGGTAGTACACTATCTATTCCGTTTCCACAAGATTATGTAAATTATGTTCGTTTATCTAGAGTTGATGACGCAGGTATTGAACATATATTAACACCTGCAAGATATACTTCTCAGCCTTCTGAGTCTATACTACAAGATGAAAATGCAGGCTTTTTATTTGACGCTGATGGTTCAGTGTTAACATCTACACCTTATACAACTGATAAGTTTAAAAATTTTGAACATGCTAACTTAACCGGTGCTTATAACAATTCTGATTTAACATATGATATTCATAAAGACATTGATAGAATTGGTGAGTTTGGTAAAAGGTATGGATTAAATCCTGAAATATCACAAAAGAACGGAGTATTTATAATTGATGAATTAAACGGAAGTTTTGGATTTAGTAATGATGTATTAAATAAAGTTATAACAATAAAATATGTATCTGACGGTTTGGGTACTGATAATGAAATGCAAATACATAAATTAGCTGAAGATGCAATATACAAGTATATAACTCATGCAATAGCAAGTGGCCGATCAAATTTCCCTGAGTATATTATAAATAGATTTAGAAAAGAAAGAAGAGCTGCAATGAGAAATGCTAAATTAAGATTATCAAATTTAAAATTAGGTGAGCTTACTCAAGTTATGAGAGGTAAAGCTAAACACATTAAACACTAATAAATGCCGGAAATAAAAAATAATTTCATTCAAGGTAAAATGAATAAAGACCTTGATGATAGACTATTACCTAACGGTCAGTATAGAGATGGAGTTAATATTAAAGTATCTAAATCAGATAGTTCAGATGTAGGTTCCGTACAAAATATTAAAGGTAATGATTATGAATATAGTTCAGGCAACGCAGTATCTTTAACTAATACTGACACTATTGGCCATTATGTTGATAATCTTACAGGTGATGTTTTTTGGTTTGTAACTAATTTTGAAGGAATGACAACTGATGACCCGGTAATAATTGGCGATGATTCAACTCCTAGACATGCTAGAACAAATTTACCAACTACACAAACAGGAGGTGCTACGGTTGCTACTATATGTAAAATATATCATAAAAAAATTGGTGAGTCAGTCGCACCAACTGCTATAATTGATAGTTTTAGATTAAACTTTTCAAAAAAACATCCTATATTACATATAAATAAAATTGATGATTTATTATTTTGGACTGACAATTATAATCAACCAAGAAAAATAAATCTTGTTGATGCCTTAGGCAATAATAATCCTTATACAAATGATGCATATTTAGAAGATAAAATTAGTGTTGCACAATATGCTCCTCCAACCGCTCCTAAAGTTAGAATGTCATATGACTCATCTATAAAAAGTAAACATATACAAGATAAATTTGTAAAATTTGCTTATAGATTTCAATTTGAAAATAATGAATATTCTGTAATATCTCCATTTACACAAACTTGTTTTCATCCTGGAAAAGGTAAAAACTTTAATTATGGTGTTATGGGTGGTGGCGCTGGCGCAGAAGCCGGTATATTAACTGCTGCTGAACAAGTAAGTGCTGTAGAACAAACAACTATTGAAATGTTTCAAAATTTAGCAAACGTTGTTGATTTGTTTATTGATTTACCTTCTAACAATGATAAAGATAGTCATGCTGCCTGTAGTATAAATCAAGCTCTTGGCGAAAGTGGTGGTTATCCTATAACTATTGATGGCGTTAGTGGGACCATAGCAGACGAAGATACTCTTGCAACAGAAAGAGGCGATAACTATTCTGTTGAAACAGATTCAGGCACATTAGATTCAACTAATTTACCATTAGCAACAAGTATTGATTCAAAAATACCTTTAATAAATAATCAACGCTTATATTTCTTTTCAAGTATAACAGCCTATGTAAATGAATTAAAAATTAAAAAAATACAAATATTATATAGTGAAGCTGGAAGTTTAGCTTTAAAAGTTGTAGATACAATTGATTTTGATTCACAAGTTTTAAGCCCAACAGATTCAAGTATTAATAATGTAATATATAGAGCAGAGCCATTAACAGATGACAAAGCTAAGCTTATTTATGGTTTT